GCCCAAGTCTTTATGTCTTCATAGATTGGTTTTGCGCTTTCTTCTACAGCCTGCGTTACAGCCTCTTCAACATTTCCTCCGGCATCTTGAATTTTTTTCAGGTATTCGTCAAGGCCTTTTAGCTCAAAACGTACTGATTTAAGGTTACTTGGAGTAAGTAGAGCCATTATGCATTCACCGCCCTCTGGACTTTTAATACTAGATATTTATTGCGCATTTCCACATTTTCAACGTTAATCACTTCGTATGCAAAGCCGGGATCGTCGTTTAGCAATATTCTGTCTCGTGGTGTTATATCTGGCCTGTACCACATCGTTAATTCAGCCGTATCAAATACAACCAGAGATCCAGACTGTGTGCTTTCAGTACCGCCTTTGCCTTTCCAATTGCAGAAATCAAGCGCCGGGTCCGCATCGGCATAGCTGATCTCCGGCGCTCCATTTACAATGGTTTCTGTGCGGTGTTGTATGCGGATCGGTGTAGCCATTTGTTGAATATTAGGCTTAAACATCAATAACAACCTCCGGCAAGCTCACTATTTGCAGGTGAGCTATCAGCAGCTCAAATGCCCGGCTAAAGCTAACATCCCCGCTAGATATATTCCAAAGGTCATTTACTCCTACAGTCAAAGCAGCAACCCCCAGATCTGTTTCTATCTGTTCCGATGGTATCCCTAAATTAAGCATATATTGTTTTACAGCTAAAACTTTAACTAGTAACGTATCGTCATTATAATTTCCGCTTATGTTAAGGCCTTTTTTCACTTTATCTAGCAATTCTATATCGGTCATTTCATCACCGCCCATTATTTATTCTCTGCTGTTATAGCAAGTTCCCATAACAGCAGAGAATATCAATTTTAGCCTTATACAGCAGCCTGATAAATCTTTACAAATGCCTCATCTAAGGCAGGCTTACCATCAGCAACTGCCAAACCACGATAGGTAATCTTGCCGCTCTTAAAAGCAGCCTCACGGGATACTTCAATAGTTGGAGGCTGCGCGAAATTCATGTAGTAATATCCGAAATCGCCTAAGAGGATGGTATTGTCCGGTACATAATCGTCTAAAATTACAGGATAGCCTAAGATGGTCATAGCAGCGCGATCTTGCGGATTGTACACAAAAATCGGCATCTTATCATCAGTTTTAATTTTACGAACACCGCCGAATAACATCTTCCGATTCATTGCGAATGCCGCACTATTATGATACATGGTAGGTAATAGCGCTAAGCCATCAACCAATTGATCATAGCCAAGAGTAGCCGCTGCAGCCCAAGTAACAGAATTGTTTGCGTCCCATGTAATGCCGTTCAAAATACCGGTAGGCTCACCAGCCCCGTCGCCATTGAGGATTGCGTTCTCTACTGCAATTGCCATTTGGCGGCCAACCTCACTGGAAATATATGTTTCGAATGCGTCAATAGTCATAGCCGAGGCAGCAGCAGAGATCTCCACCAGTTTGATCAGCTCATACCCGGCCAATATGATGTTAATTACAGTATCGTCGGCGGCGACACCGTCCGTGCCTTCTATCTTCCACGCGGCAGCATTTTTAGCATTTGCCACCGTAATCGATACATTCCCTGGCATATAGCTTACATTTATCCGCGGGAATAGCGCACTCGTTTGGCGCATTTTATCAAGGATCATATTTAAAGTTGTAGTCGGGACCGCAGCGCCGGCGCTGTCTGCGGCAGTAGTTAGAGCGCGTTTTTCAATATCGGTAAGCTCTTTGCCCTGTAATCTCTTTAAAAATGCGGTCCTATATTCCGGCGTTGAAAAAATATTATCAGTCTCTGAAGCACCGGATTTGTTTCTTTCTTCAGGCTTATCTATTATGTGTGCTTCTATTATGCCGGAATTTAAACCTTCTAAAATCCTGTTTCTTTTTTCGATAGTCTCTAATGAGCTTCTCAGTTCATTTGCTTCCTTCTCTAGCGCATCAACATCTGCGCCGTCTTTAATTATTTCATCTGCTATTTCCTTTAATCTTTTTATAATTTGTTCTTTATTCATCAATATTACCTCCATAAATTAGATTTATAATTTTTATACTTGTCAATAGTGCCCTCTTCCGCAATTCGGCCATCTCCATAGCTTTGCGCTCCTCTTCACTCTCCAGTTCCAAGAAACTCCTCGCGGCGATTGAGGTTGTATTATAAGCCGGGGTATCCACCGCCGACACATCATACAGTTTGTCTATGTCTAATATTGTTCTTGTCCTTGTTTGTCTGTTATATTTATCGCTTCTGACGGTAAAGGCAAACGACATTTTGTCAATATCGCCTCGTTTGATTAGCTCATATAAATCCCTCCCCGCTGTTGTATTGGCAAGCTCAGCTGCTATCTTCAAGCCCTGCTCGTCTTTAATGAGCTGCAGAGTTTTGTTTCTTGTCCTAGCCATTATCATGATATTATCCGAATGGTTGTATTTAAATGGCACATCTCTAAGGTCTGTATTGTCTAAAGCATGATTGTCAATAATTTCTCTATATTCTTCATCGCCTATTTTGAATATAGCAGGCTCACCGAATCTAATGGCATATCCTTCTACAACCATTTTGCCTTCTTCTGCACCAAGTACGGTATGAACATCCATCATGCGGATTTCTTTCTCATGTGTCAAACTACGTTTTAATTCCGGCGGCTCAACATCGGCATCTTTTAGATGGCTTGCCAAATGGTTGTATACACCTTCATAATCTGCTTTGGGTATGTTTGTTCCACCCATTGCACCGTTCAAAACTCCGATGCCCGATATACAACCTTTGATATTGGCCGGCCCCGGAGTGCCATCAGCGCTAACTTCATGATGAATGAATTTATATGTGCTCTTGTTTGATTCATCGCCTTCCGGATCTCTCCAAGCGTAAGCTTTGCGGTAATAATTATAATCCTGCCCCGTTTTTAGCCTTGCTTCATTAGCAGGACCATCCCACGCCCTATTGCTTGTTGCTGTTTTGTGCCGAGGTATTGCTGGCATTATCTCCACCTCCTAATTGATATTGGTCCGCTCGTACTGCGTTAATAAAATTAAGCGATTGCAATCTCACGTCTCCACCTTCAACAGGCGCCATATTGAGTATTTCTCTAGCCTCATTAACTGTTAAAACACCATATTGCATTAGGTTGCTTATTAAATTTGTTTTCGTTGTATTAGATGCATACTGCAGCCGGTTACTTTCAAAGATTATTTCATTGCCAAAGCCCTGCTCGCGATCCGTAAATATCTTTGATGTAAATTCAAGGCTCATTTGGACCGCTAATGGTTCGATAACTGATTCATAAAATGCGTTCCATTCATCTTCGTTATATTTTGATGTTACAATAGCCTCATTAATGCCAAAATAATCATAAACACTTTGTTTAATATGAGCCATTTGGTCCTTATCAACTGTTTGCGGCTTGTTTTCCAACGGTATAAAATCAGCCTTGGCGTCTATGGCACCAATACCGCCATTATTTTCAATGCTCATGTATTCCTGGACGAATCTGTCTCGTTCTTTTTTTATATCCTCGGGTTTGAGCATAGTCTGAGTAAACTTTAATAAGCCCCTCAATACTGCCGATGATTTAATAGCATTTATTATGCCTTGGTTAGTAGTATTGATTAATTCCAGCGTTGGATTTAAAGCTGTATCGTTTGATTCGCCATAAAAATCATGCTTATAGAAAAACCTTCTAAGGTGTATTATGTCTGTATAAGGCAATATAATTTTATCGCCGCCAAGAAAGCGAAATCGTACAAATACTTTCCCGCGTGCCTCTAATAACTCAACATTCGCTGCATTAATAGGATAAAATCCTCTTATATCGCCGGTTTCCGGGTCTGCATCAATAAAAACAAAACTGTTATTCTTCATATACAGCTGAGTAATGATTTTATAGTAAAATGTATATGCATCCATATAAGGATTCGGCCTTAACTGCAGCAGTTTTTGTATATTAGAATTCTCCTGCGGAACTACATTACTGTTTACACGTCTTATATGCCTTGGCTTTAGCTTGGCTGTATTCCTTGCTATAGCATCTACAGCAGCCCTGACTATATCGCTGTTATATGCCTCCTCCCCAAAAGGCACAAAGGTAGGCATATAGCTGTTTAATAGCTTAAGTTGAGTTACCTCACCTGTTACTGTTTTATTCCGCCCACCGAATATCATGTTAAATAAGCTTCTACGTTCGCTCACGACCTCACCGCCTTTCTAAATTAAGGCTAAATAGTCAGACATGTGTTTATGTAGTACGGCATATGCAATCAATAACGATACCGTACCGTCTATCCGCTGTCTTTGATTTTGGCCTTTGACCGGCCTTATGTTGTCGTTTTCGTCTCTCTTTACTGATGTACTTGTTAGGCACCACTTTAGGATAGGATTGTTATTGTAATTTATCATGTGCGCTTTTAAGTCTGCTTCCATTTCTTTCATTGGCTGGCTTAGAGTTTGATAGCCCTGCCTAACTTCTTCCATCATAAAGCCATAATCCTTCATTTCCTGAATCCAGTACTGACTGTTCCAAGGATCATAGCCAACCCACAAAGGCCTTATACCATATTCCTGAAACATATTTACAAACCACGCGCTGACGTCACTGTAGTTGATTTTGTTGCCTTCACAGGTTGTTAATAAGCCTCTATCTTTCCACTTGTCATAAGGTATCTTATCTTCAACAACTCGACGCTCTAAAAGTTCCTCAGGCAAAAAATATTGCTGAACAATATATTTTTTCTCGCTTTCAGGCTTCATCAGTAAAAGCGTTGCGCATGTCAAATCTGTCGTACTTGATAAATCGGCGCCGCCTATTGCATAACAGTTGCGGAATTCATCTATATCAAAGGTTTCTTCATTGTTTATATCCTCAAAGGTCAGCCACATGCCAGCAACTGTATCTCTAATGTTAAAATCCTTACATAATACACCCGGCAAATCTTTAGGATTGGCCTTGGCTCTTTCGACTTTTTCTGTTAGGTCCTCAATCTTTTTTATACTGCCAAGACCCGGATTAGCCTTCTGCCACATCCGCCAATCGGTCCATTCATCACGGCTATCTAGCTCATAAAGCACCGGCAAAAACCGTTCATCTTCGATTATGCCGTCAACTACTTTGCAGGCATAATCATACATATCATCATAAATACATTCTCGGACCGTTCCTGCTGTGGTTATCATCACCAAAAGCGGTTGGCGTCTTGCGCTCATGGATTGTTTCATTACTTCGTATAAATTCCGGTCTTTAATAGCATGAAGCTCATCTATTATTACGCAATGGCTATTCAAGCCATCAAGGCTGTTACTATCACTTGCTAATGGCTCCATCTTGCTAAAAGTCAACGGCATATACATATCAGATTTTCTCTTATGTATATGCTTTGATAATGCTGGTGATTGTTTAACCATATTCACTGCTTCAGTAAATACTATCCTGGCCTGATCCTTCTTAGTCGCTACACTGTAAACCTCCGAACCGCCTTCTCCATCGGCCACAAGCATATACAAGGCAATACCTGAAAGCATCGTGGACTTCCCGTTCTTTCTGCCCACTAAAAAAAGCGTCTCCTTAAAACGCCTTATACCTTCCGCATTAACAAACCCGAATAATGCTGATATATACGCCTTTTGGAATAGCTGTAATTGCACGGGCTTCCCTATCCATTCGCCCTTTGACTGGCGGCAAAATGTTTCTATAAAGTGAATAGGTCTCTCTGCCCGTTCTTCATCAAAGACCCAATCACCCTTTGGTTTTTTCACGTCATCTACAAGCTGCTCATAAATTTTATTGACCTTATTTGATACAATTACATTACCTGCCTCGATTTCCTCCCAATACTTCAATATCCAATTCATCACTTATCACTTCTTGAGGAAGTCTATTAGTTCATCCTTTATGGCTCCTTGTTCTTCTTTTGGCAGCATCTCTGTTATCTGCCTGATTACCTGGGAATAATTTTTTATCATTGTATTGTAAACATCTGCCTCTGGGCTCTTTTTCGTGCCCCATTGGTTCTCTCCATTCTGATAAGTGCTAATACACCCGTTCTCATTTATGGCCGCCTGCAGATCTTCAAGCGTAACCGCCATAAAAGCTGCATTTTGGATAAGCGAAGCCATAGCGCCCAGCTTATCCTTTGGTAAACTTTTGTAAAGTTTTTTAAGTTTTGCTATTTCTTTTTTTATTCGTTTATCTTTTGATAATTCCATATAAACCACCTTAAATACTACACCGTTTATACATGCCCATTCCGGGGTTTTTGAAAC